GATCTTGTTAGAGCTGTATATTTATTGTTTGGACTATTTATTGTTATCCTGAATTGATAATATCTAAAGGTGTAACTACCTTGTGAAAATACCTGCCAATTAGTCCAAGTAGCATTATCTGTACTATATTTCCACTCAATGACAATATTACTGGCATTATCTCTGCTATATAAGTCATAATTAGTACTTATTATCGAGGACAAATTAGAAGTAATGTCATAAACCTTTGTAGTGTATGAACCTGTGCTTACGCAATCAGCACCCAAGTAGCCGTTAGGAGCATAATTTTTGCCTGTATTATCCCAAGTTCCAGAACTTGTCCAGTTGTTGTTTGCATTTAAGACAATTCTACTTTGGCTGGCAAAGCAATTACTTAAAGTTCCTGCTGATATATCATCATCAAGGATGTTTTCATTAAAAATAGTATTTGTTTCAGGAATATCATTTACTATTATTGTTGAAAGTTTGGCATTAACAGAATATGTACCATATTTATTTACTGCACTTATCCAATAATTATATGTTCCTTTTTGGATATTAAGAACTGTATAAGTCGAACCTGTAAGATTTTGAGCTATGACTTTAGATTCATTCCATGAAGAACCTTCTCTTAACTCATAAGTTATATTTGCTCCAGCTATAGGTTGCCAAGTCAACACAATGGAATTTAAATTTTGTGCAGATGCAAGGTTTTGAACGTCAGAAGGAGGAGAAAGCACATCCTGAAGGTTAACTGTATTAATTACTGGGGCTACACTACCTAATGTATCAGAATAAATAGCAGAATTGTGTTCTCGGCATATAATTTCAAACTGACCATTCTGAGCTTCTGTAAGTTTTACGATACGCATTTTTTTATTTTGGTAGCCAAGAAAAGAACTTGTAAGTTCAATTATGTCACCTACTGTCCTATCTAAAGCCATTTTTGTAGTTCTAAATGAAATGAATTTATCACAATTAGCCTGATTAAGATAAAACCATGCAAGTCTTGAAGCCTGTTTAAATGTTGTTACTCCATAAGCTTCAATTTCTTGGATTATTGGAGGATCGCCTATAAAAGAATCTGCTTCTGCTATAGCATAAACTCTTGCATAATCTTTAGTCGGATCGATATATCTGACTTTAACTATATCACATCTCTGGTATTTAGGAGTTGACCAGAAATATTCACTTCCTGCAACGATGTTATCAGGTGTGAAAGATTGAACAGAAGCATTATCCTGCTCAATCACAAGAGCTAATTTGTCATTGTTGTACATGAGATAGCTTCTGCAGGCAACAAGCATTTCATTAAGCCATTCAATTCTTGATTTTCTTTGGTCAATTATAAGATTAAGTGCAAATCTGGTATCTTTAATACTCATTGTTTGACTGCTGCTTGAACTTGAAAAGTTTGAATCAACTGTTAAAGAAATATCGCTACTTACTGCTGTAACTGTTTTAGCAACACTATTAACGGTAATCTGGTCGCCGATTCTTACTTCGCTTAGGAATTTAGTTCCTGTTCCAGTTACAACGCTTGATCCTGAAGTTACACTAACTGTTCCGGTTGCGTTTACAGGATTTATTTTTTCATCACAGTATGTAGCAGCATTTATGAAACTTTGGATATCCAGTTCATCTGTTGACAAACCACAGCCACTATAACAGGTGAGGAAATCAAATAAACACCATGCAGGATTATTGGAATATTTTATTGTACTTGTTGATGTATCTGTATAAACTTTAATTAATTTACCTAAAATATTTGCGGTTACATTCATATAAGTACTGCTTACTTTATCGCTTGCAGTTACAGTTAAAGCAAGATACGCATTATACTTCAATCCTCCAACTACGGCAGCCTTATCTGTTTGAGTTGCTCCAGTAACTCTGGAATCAATATCTTGCGTGCCGTTTCCAACATAAGCAGAATAGCTGCAACCTGAAAGACTAGAAATAGGGGTATCATTTATTTGTACATCAGAAAAACTACTGATTTGCCCTTCAGAAAAACATACTACTGCTGAAAATGATGTTGTCCCTGAACTTTGCCAGATTTTGTTTCCAGCAGCTTTAACTTGACCATAGATTATTGGTATACACAGAGCATTATTTGCTGTTGTTTGTAAAGCACCAAACCTATAGACAGGACTTTCAAAGTCAAAGCTTAAATTTTTTCTTGTTAATACTGTCATTTTTTACCTCTTTTTTATCTTGAAAAACATTAATTATTTCCAGAATTAGATGTATTAGGCACTATTTGTGCAGATACTTCTTTTTCCCTTCGTAAGGAATCTGAGCTTGAACTAGTATTCGTTGGCTGGGTAGTAACAGGAGTAACTGTAACACTGGTACTTGTTCCTATAGAGGTTACAATTTGGACAATTGTGTCGAAGAGCCAGCCCCAGAATCCTTTTTTCTTGGTTGGAACCGACTGTGTGGTTGTAACAACTTGGGTTTGTTGCTGAGGGAACATCTGTGGAGGAGGAGTCGGATTTATATAAGCCCTTCCTGCAATAACAGAATTGGCGGTTTTGGGTGTATTTTTATAGGGATTAAGTTCATTTTCCAAAGCCTTTAATCTGTCTTCATCATTAAGGATTAATGCTCTATTTCTTGGATCGTAATATCTATCCAAATCCCTATGCTTATTAAGCCCGTATTTTTCTCTTAACTCATCTCCCGATGATTTTTTAGGAGTTTGAGGTTGATTTGGAGTTTTTACTTTCGTTCCATATGCTGGAGTTGGATAATTAAAAAACGCAGCAGGAGATAATATCCGAAGTTCGCCATCAGGTCCTTGTATTAGGGTAGTATGTCCATTTTTATCAACTTTCTTCTCAACAAACAGGTCAGTAAATCGCCAACCATCATCAGTCCCAAGAAGAGTGCCTTTTCCATATTTTTTAGCATTTTTATCAAATTTTTTACGTGTTTGGGTTTTATAAGCCTCATTAAGTGGGACTGAGCCAACATCCGCTGTTGTTTTCCCTATTTTTGAAATTGCATTACTCGCCTTTATTCCTCCTAGTATTTCGTCAGCTATGTATTCTTGACCATGTAATGGAATAGCACCTGCTTTATATTTTCCAAAATCACCCATGGTTTCTGAAAAGCCTGTAGCCTTATCTAAAAATTTAGCTGTTTTTGCTGCATTTTCAGTAAAACTCTTCCAAGGGATTATTTTTTTTGCCTTTTCAAAATAAGGATTTTTTATAAAATTTTTATTTTTTTCAAGATACTTTTCAAAATTTCTTATAACTTGTTTAGAATTAAATACTTCGCTATATTTACCTTTAGCTATATCTTTATAAAGCTCTGTTATATTAACCGTAGTCTTACTCAAAATTCCTTGTAACACATTTTGGTTATATTCATTTTTCTCGGATTCGTTTTCTTTAAAAGAATTATTTTTAGGTGGCATACTATAAATCCTCAAACTTAACAATGTCTTTTTTTACAATTTGTGCCAATAAATTAAATGAAATTAAAAGCAAAAATGTTAAAACAATAATTGCGAATGTATGTGATATATATAAAATAATTGAATCAACTATTAATTTGGTGATAATCATTATCAAAAGAAAAAAGAATAATTCTTTTTGGAGAAAGAGTTTAAAAATTTTAAACCACTTGAAACAATTTATTAGTTTAAAGTTAAAAGAATAATTTACAAAAACTAGATTGTTAAAAACTAAGAAAATACAATCATAAATACCACGAGTAAGTTTAAAAATTGTTGAGTTTTTAAGCATCGGATTAAAATATAAAGCTAAATTAAAAGGCATATTACTTAAAAACAATATAAAAAATAATCCAATAGCAAAAATTATAAATCCGTGTTTCAAATACTTTATGATAGAATTTTTATTCCATTCAGGAAGAAGTGGTGAAAAATCATGAATTTCGTTATGACAAAAATATAAAAGATAGCCAACACTTATTAATATTAAAGGAAGTTCAATTAAAACCTCTAAGGCAGATTCTTTTTTAAATAGTAAACATCCAATTACAGATAAGAAGCACAAAATAGATATCTTTATATACCATTTGGGTTCACTGAACGGTGAATATATTGCTTTTTTTATATCAAGTTTCATAATTTACCTTGTTTTACTTTGTATTAACAGGAGTCACCACGGAAGGATAGCCCCCAAATCTTGTTACATTACTTAAAGCCTGGCATCTTGCAAGTGTTTTATCGCATTTTGCTTCAGCTCCAGCATATTGACATCTACTGTCCTTGAACTTAAATTGGCAGTTTATATCGTAAGTCATATTAGGACTTACCGTAGAATAGCTGTAAAGAGGTCTTTCTACATCAAAAGCGCAGTAATACTGGGATAATTGAATATTGTTGATTAATCCATCAAAAAGCAAGACAGGACTATCTATTATCGGACTTCTGCAAGTCCATACGGCAGTTCCATCATTAATGGTATTTCCTATTGTAGTCGGCCATGTCGGTTCGCTACCACTTGAAGTTCCTGCTGTTGTACACTCATAAATATAGCTGTTAAAAGTAGTTGGTACTACAAAATTCCCTACAGAATAAGCCGTAGAGTTCTTTCTTATACTAGGATCTCCATTAAATATTATTTCTTCAACTTTACAGCTTCTGTTAGTTAAAACATCCCCATTGTTAGAGATTAAGCCTGCAAATTCCTGAGAAATATCTGAAGTTATAATCGTTATTTTTTCACCATTTCCATCTAATGATGTTTCGATATCAGATATTTCAACTAGCCTTGCATAATAGGTATTTGGATTAACCAGCAAGGTTGGAATAGAATCGTTCGCCAAAATTCTCATTGGACCACTATCAAGGCTTATAGTTATAAGCAGTCTTGTTTTTAAAGCCGACTTTGCTATTTCTGTTTTTTGATTTGTAGTTAAACTCTTTCCCATTATTCAACCACCTGTACTAAAGTAAGACTAAATGTCGCATAACCCATTTCCAAAACACTAAAATCAAGTTGGTCAGTATCAAATCTTACAAGATATTGCGTGCCGTCACCGCCTTTAGCAGAATCCCAAGTCCAGTTAAAAGCATTTTTTCGACCCTTTTGATTAGTGAAAAAAGTTATTAAGGAATCTCTGTCAACTTTATTTTTTTCAAAATCTAGAATCCATTTTTTTCTTGGTGTAGTCCATAAATCACGTCTTTGTTCTTTTCCTGTGAACGTTTCATCCACAATGGTATTAAACTCTACTGCGGCAATATGTGCCTGTTTATATGGAAAATTGAATGTATCTGTCATTATTATCTCCTTTGAAATTAATATTATATACTTGCAGCAGTTTCGTTAATAACGTCTTCTCTGATTTTTCCGTTATTAATAGTAGCTATAGCAAGTCCACTTGCTGATACTATTGCATAATTCTGGCATTTATAAGAAACCTGAAGATATCCAACTTTGCATTTGTATAATTTCATATGAAAATCACCAACTTCTCCTGAAGAATAATTCACTTTGCCTTCCAGTTTAAAGTATTTAGGAGCACTGGTATTGCTTAAAGTATATGTATTTACCTGATTTGGAGTTGTACCTGTAGAAGCAATTGAACCACCTTCAAGAATTGTCAGAACATCGAGGCTAACTTTTGCTTCGCTTAAAGCCCAGCTTACTGAATCAAATTGCGAATAATAATCTCCGACTTTTTCATCACTATAAAGAGGTTTTTGACTGTAATTGTTTGATAAACTGATATTTTGAATTCCGGGAACGTCTATTGCTGTTCCATAAGTTAAAGAGCCGGATGTATCAGCTGTTAATTCAGATATTTTAGCGTCATCAATTCCTAAAAGAACTGCTTGTTTGCTTAAAGTCATTATATTTTCTCCTTATTAATTATCTCTTGATGTATTAATCACAAAATTAAACACGAAAATAGGTCTATTAGTATCAGTAGTGGAATAATGAGGAGGCTGAGCTGCAATTATAAACATTTGTCTGCCGTTACATGATTTATAACCGCTTTCTTGTCCGATTAAATCGTTATAAACATCCCAGATTTTACCTTGTCCATTAGAATAACTGGTATTTCTTACTGTTATTGTAACAGTTTGCTGGATGTCAGCAATTCCCGGTGGAATAAGAGCTTGGTTAGTTAAGGTATTTAGCGAACTTGTTAAAACGCTGTCTGCAGTTGTAATAACGATTACATTATCGGGACTGGCCGGCATAGCACCCAGTGCAATATTTGCATCTATGTCAATTCCATCTGTGATTAATTGTGATTTAATGTCTTGTTCTATCATGTTTTTCCTCCAAAATTGTTAAAATATACTAATTTATAAACGAAATTTTATTTAAAATAGTTCTAAAAATTTGAACGAATTTTTTAAAACAAAAAATTGCCAGCATATGTAATGTCTGGCAACCAATGCAAAATTATAGATTTTTTAATCAAAATATTTTTTAAAAATAAAATAAAGATTTTCAATTATTTGATTTTCCCTAACACTATCGATCCAAAAATATTTACACAGGATATACAATTTGACTATTTATTTTACTTGACAATCAGCTTTACTGTATTTATGTTCATTATACTAATTTGTGTGGGAATTACAAGTTAAGATTTTTTACATTTTAATAATGCTTTTAATTGATTAGAGTTGTTTTTCGGCTATCGCAATTATTTAAAATCCTAACTCAAATAAGACCTTGTCGCTGTCAGCGGTAGACGCTCTCAGTAGCATATAACAAAATGCTAAAATGAACAAGAACTTTCAAATAAAATTTGGTGAAAAAAT